ACCCATACCAAAATGATAATTCAAATTAAATTAGATTTATCTTATAAAAAATTAAATATAGTCCCCAATCCCCCACTAATTACAGAAGCAACTTTAAATTGGGTGGTATTATTAACATCCAGTACATTTAATGTTTTTACAAGCTCACGAATCCGTTCCAAACTTTCACCCCCCTTTTTACATTTCAAAGCAAAATAAAAAAGCCTGCTTTGGCACGCTATTGTTTTAATTCAAATTATTTTTGCTATATTTTCGCTTTTTCCATGGTGATTCTAATGGTTCTTTTCTTGGTAGTGCATGATTACGGATTTCCTCTTCCGGTATATACTGATTTTGTAGAAAATCTCCTTTAAATGTTGAAGCTGGAATTCGAACACCGCCAGCTACAAACAGACCTGGCATATGATTCGCTTGCCCTACGTTGGGAACTCTTTCTCCATCCATAGGACCTATTAATTCTACTATTCTACTTCCTTTTCCTACATTGGATATTCTTTCTCCATCCATAGGGCCTATTAATTCTACTATTCTACTTCCTTTCCCTACATTGGATATTCTTTCTCCATCCATAGGGCCTATTAATTCTACTATTCCACTTCCTTTCCCTACATTGGATATTCTTTCTCCATCCATAGGGCCTATTAATTTTACTATTCTACTTCCTTTTCCTACATTTATCCTGCGAATACCTGTTTGCTGACAACCTATATTTAATATAGATCCTTTAAATACAACCATATCGCACAATCACCCAATTCTTATTGCTAAATGTGTGGAATTTTGTCCAAACGAGTTTGTGTACTTACTGTTTGAATTACCTGACCAATAATTATAAGATGTAAATAAAGGTTTATACACCTGAATACCATTTTCACTTTCCACTTCAATTGTATCATTTTTTGTTATTCTTCCATTAGATACAAATGAGTATATAAATCCAAGTTTACCTCTTAGGCCTGTTTGAGGATCATCTAAATAAAAATCTGTTAGCATCATAGGGCCTGAACCTGAACCACCATCAGAAGGGGAAGACCACCCTACGACCTGACTAAATGACATTTGATATCCTAATGGGACGTCTAAAAGCGCTGCAGGTTTATTTAAAATTAAATATTTATAACTATCATCATAATAACCTGAGCTACTCGATGCATTAATTACACATGAATAATATGGATCGTTTTTTTCTTTCAAATATGTTTCTTCAGGTATCCCAAAAAAATTAACAACAGGTGATGTATCAACACTAGAGTTATCTTGTTTAAATTTATCTACATTAGGTATTGTGACAAATATCATTCTATCTAGATCACAGTAATAATAATACTCTACTGGCAATTCAGTGCCCGTTGTTATTGAATTTGAATAATTATAACTTGGTATAGAATTAATAAAGTTTAATCTGCCATATCCTGAAATAGCAGATGACTTATGCGTTTTATTTTCAAAGTCCCATTCCTTATAAAACTCAAAAATCGCATTTGAATATCTTGTAGTTTTAATATTGTAGGAATTGTTACCAATGCCATTGGACCCTGCATAAAAATATAAAGCTAAATACATTGGAGTACTCCCTAAACTACCTTTAGAATGCAAAACAACACGATAATCTTTATGGTTACTTGCATCTTCAAGAATTTCCCATCCACTTTCCACAAATTTACTAACAAAAACGTCAAATAACTCCGCTCGTTTGCAAAAACCTTTTTTATAAATAATATCCATAAACTAAGAACCTCACTCTACTCTAATTGCTGCTGCATTAGTTACAAATGATGTATAGTTACTACTAGCACCACCTAAAACTGTATATCTATATTTTTGAATTTCATTATTAACTTTAATTTCGATTATATCACCATCAAGAATATCTCCTGTCTGAAGAAGATATACTCTTCCTAATCTTCCTCTCATTCCTGTCGTACTATCCCCATAGAACACCTCACTTAACACAAACTTTTTATCTATATTAGGCGATAAGGGCGAAACCAAACTATACGTACCTTGAGCAATGGTGTTCTTACCAGGAACTTCGAGTAAATTTTTAGGATTATCTGCCACTCGTAAACGATAAGAACCAATTACATTACCGCAGTATCCACTATTAGCATATACAGCACCGGAATAAGACTTATTTTCGTTTCTTTTACTTTCTTCAACGAAAGATTGTTCAGGAAAACCTAGAAATATAAGTCCATTTCCTAAACCAGTGTATTTAAAGGGGACAACTAAAAAAATAATAACCTCTTTATCGACATAGTAATAGTACTCCATATCAAACAGCTTATTATATTGCCTTGCATAGCTTGTATTTGTATCCTGATTAGCTGTTCTTCCTGGAAAAAAGCAAAACGAAGACATTCCGTCTTGTGAATAGAAAACAGTGTTGTTAGACTGCATTGTTCCCATTCTCATGGAGCCGTCAGTATAATCAGTTGTTCTTATATTATATGGAGAATAGTTAGAATCGTAACAAGTGAGATGAACAGCCATATGCTTATCTCCATTGTAACCATCTGTATAAAGACATATTTGGTCGTCCGTTAAATTACTCCCTTCCTTCAATTTCCATCCTCCATTTAAAGCTACTTGAACAAATATATCAAATAGTTCAAACTTTTTACACGTTCCTTTAGTAAAAATAGCCTTAGTCATTTAATTTCACCTCTAAATTAATGTTGTTACTTTTAATACCACAGTATACAAAGAAGGTACATTACTGAAATTTTCAATAAATAGGTGACAAGACTTTGTTTGATCTTTATCGTCACAAGGAATATTGATTATATCGTATGTTCTTTTTTCTTTAATACTGCTGTACTGAATTTGTCCATCTTTCTGTTTATCAAAAATAGTGCACTCATAATCATTATTTGCTGTATTTTCAATAAAGATTGTCCTAAGTTCATACTTGTTTATACCTAGTTCAATAGGTATATACTTCTTTTCATTACTATTAATCTCAACCTTTATTTTTTTTTCGATAAGCTTTGGAAAAATATTTTCTGTTTGTTCTTCTTGCTTATAATATCGATTTACGACCATTGATGTTCCCATCTCTTCACCTCCAACTACTCATGTTCAAGATGTATTTGAAATTGTAATGGAGCAAGGCCAACATAATCTGTTCCCTTTGTTACTTTTAACCAAAACTTTATTGTGTTTTCTGGATTTACATAAGGAATATTGATACTATCTTGATATTGACCTGGTTTACCATTACTGTCTAACGCAAGATCCGCCCATGACCATCCAAATTTATCTTCATATTGAGCAATACTTAAATTCACATTATTCGCTCGTGCAACTGAAGGATTCACAAGTTCTAGCATAATTTCTGATTTCCCTGATATCATATCTGGCAATCGAGTTTGTGCTAATGTTGAAAGCTCCTCACCTGAAAATTTAATTTCTAAATTAGATCCGAATCCATATACATCTCCACCATAAAATGTAGTCTTAATAACACCTAATTCTTTACCTTCTACATTTGTCAAAATAACTTTACCTGTAAATTCTAGTGACGGGAGAGTAATTTGAATACCAGTGTTATACCCTGTATTTCCATTGAAAATAATTCCCCCAAATTCATCTTCCATCTGCACACTTATATTCGGCGCTATATTAGCAATGGTTAACTTTCTTCCTCTTGTAGCAATAATGGAATCAATATCAAGATTTACAAATTTTGAATTCGATCCTTTTTTTAATACAACACCAAACTTACTACAGTTCATTCTATCTGAGTCGTAAAAATTAAAACCTTCGCCATAATCAGAAAAAAACGTCCAATCTTCATTATCTTTGCACGCCATCCACTTCAATTCAGTTGTTTCTCGAGTGCCATCTTCTGTTTCTAAGAACTCGATATTCTCCTCACCGTTTTTCCAAACGATAATACCGCCTTTGTCATCTTCATGGGTTGGCGTATAATCAGCAGATACTTCAAATGCAAATTCTTTCTCATTTGGAAGATCTGCAAGTAATAATGTGTCACGCGAAACATTGTGTAGCATTCTAAAATATCCTTTTCGATCAATTAAAGAATAGCTACCGACAGGAGATGCAATCCATCTGGAATCGAACGTATCAAAATCATCCTTAAAGATTAAACCACTTCTTATTTGATATGGTTTTAATTTCTCATCAGGTAGTTTTAATAGTGTTGCACCTTCTTCTAAGTCAATAGCATCGATACTGATGTATTTCCCTGACAACTCAATAACATGAATCATATCTTCAAGGTTTTTCTTCTCATATGCAAGTGTTTGGTATTGCAAATCTTCTCCTGAAAGTTTAAGGATTTCCTTTTTGCCATCAATTTTCAATTCAATGTCTTCCGGATAAGATGGACTTGTCATACTAATTAATCGGAACTTAGTACCCTTGAATAAAAATCTAGCTGATATGGTGCTATCGTTATTGTCTTCCTTACTCTTCCAATGATGAGTATTATTGTAGCAACTAACATCACCTTCAGTTGTTTTCCAGAAACCGTTGTATTCAATATTCTTGTGAGTATCATCGAAACGTACCCAACCAGGTTCCTGCTCAACTAACTTGTCACCTAATCTAGCAAGTAAGTATCCGTCAGCGTCAATGTCAATGGAATCTAACGACATAGCTTTACCAATCACTTTTACAGTATGCTTGCCACGGTCTAAACCTATTTTCTCGTAACGTATGACTTGGTTACCTGAAGGACTATTGTAAATCATAGTTTCTTCTTTACCATCAATAAGTACTTTAGAAGTTGCATCGTAACCACTGTCGCCATAAGCTAGAAGTCTAAATTTAGTACCTACGAACTCAAATTCGAAACTTGTGTCAAGTTTCTTGTCGAGATTGTAATGAGTTGTCTTGTTGTAATGATCCTCATTACCAATAGCCGTTTTCCAGTTACCGATATAACGAATTAATGGATCAGTATCATCAATACGTTTCCAACCTTTTTCCGGTTCATTCAGAGCAGTTCCTACACCAGGTCGTGAAACAAGACTACCAGTGTCATCAATATCAATAGCATCCATTCGGAAGTCATATTCTAAAGCACCGGGTTGAGTTGTAATAACTGTTACCGTTACATCGTGCTCAATATCTTCTAAACCGAGTTTCTCATATTTCAAGACTTGGTTTGTATCTTGTGGTGCAATAGCGTCAAAATACTCTTCCGGTAAGTCATCAATTTTTACTCTGATTCTATCTGAATAATATTGATTAGTAGCACAACCAACAATGAGTCGTAACTTAGTACCTTTAAATCTGAATACCATACTTGCATTTTTACCCTTTTTAGCACAAGTACTTTTTCCGCCATAAGCACCGTTATAGGCTACGTTTTTACTCCAGTTAGCATCATATTGAATGTATGTGGAGTTGTCATCATAACGTTTCCATCCATAGTTTGGATAAGTAGAAACATCACCAATACTTACAGGTAGTCTATCAATGTGTCCAGTAGCGTCGATATCAACACCAATAAATTGAGGGTCCCAACCTTCATGAGTTCCACCGTTGACTGTTACCACGTGGTATCCTTCGTCTAGGTTAAGTACTTCACAAGCAACTTTAGCTGGTCCGGATACAGGGAACATATTAACAGGATACTTCACTCCGTCAATTAATACGTGACCAAGTTGTTCTTCATTTGAGCCTAAGTTAGACGAATAAATCAATCTAAATTTTGTACCGAAGAATCTAAACTGAATTTTATCGAACGAGTACTTGATTGGTGGTGTTTGACTTTGGTAATCCATACCACCAGTATAATTGAAATACATATTCTCCTTCGTAAAACGTTGCCAACCTGATTCTGGTGTAGCTAAGAAATCTCCAACTGTTATAGGCGGTTTTTCAATATAACCATCATTATCGATATCAATTGCATCTAAGCAAAGTCGATAAAGAATATTCTTTGTTCCACACTGAATTCTAACTTTATGCAACTCTTTAGTTAAACCTAACTTTTCATAAGCAAGTCCTTGATATACCCTAACAGGTGATACTTGACTATACTGCTCAGTTACACCGTCAATTGTAATTGTTACATCATCTGGATGGTCTGCTGCTGCATCTAAGAGAGAAATAATTCTAAGTTGAGTTCCGTAGAAATTAAATTCAACTGCACCAGTAGAGTCCTTAGATGGTACATAATGCCAAGAACCGTTATACCAAGAATTATTTGTCCCCTTTTCCCAAGTACCCTTGTATTTAAGTAACGAGTCAGTATCATCAACTCGTTTCCAACCATCTTCAGGTTGTAACAGTTGGTCCCCGATCTTAACTGATGGCTTACCTCCAATTGAACCAGATTCATCAATGTCAATAGCATCAAGGTTTATAAATTTACCTTTTATTTCAACAGTATGCAATTTATTTGATAAACCTAACTTCTCGTATATTAAAGACTGGTAGATAGCAGTTAAACCTGAGGGTCTAAAGAAATTGATAGTTTCTTTTACTCCGTCAATTAGAATTTTAGCGCCAGATTCATACTCAGATAACCCAATTCCAATAATTCTAAGCTTTGTCCCTGTAAAATTAAATTTTATAGAAACTGGGTTTGAATCAGGTGGGATGTTTGAACTTGCATGTTTATAATGAATGGTTTTGTTGTAGCATCTACCATCAGCATCGCTTGTTGCCCATACACCATTGTATTCAATATTACTATCTGTATCGTCAATTCGTTGCCAACCAGGTTGAGGCTCAAATAATATATCACGAAGGTAAGTAGAAGTTTCTACTAAATCACCGCCTTTTATATCAAAAGCGTCTACTGTCATTAACGTACCTGTGAGTTTCACTGTATGAACGCCGTAGGGTAAGCTTTTCTCGTATAGTATAACCTGATACCGAGTCTTGTCCTGGTCAGTTGGAGTGTTAACCTTATATTTCTCAGTCACACCGTCAATTTCAATGGTAACATCCTCCCAAGAACTTTGGGAGTAGTTTGCTGAAATGACACGAAGGCCTGTACCTTTGAAAGAGAACTCTACTGTCCCTAATGTCCTGTTCGAATAGCTTGGGACTCTATAAGTTGCCGTTTTATTATATCCGGGTTCATACCCTCCACCCTTAGCTAATTCCCAGTAATCACCTCTGTAATGAATTAGGGGATTTGTATCATCTACACGAGTCCACCCTGGTTCGGGTTGTAATAGAATGTCTCCTACTTTAGCAGGTGGGTTTGGTTTTACTAAAGACCCCGTTTTGTCAATATCGATTGCATCTAGCGTTATGTCTATACCAGATAACTCAACTAAATGCTCTTTATCTTCAAGTCCAGTTGCTTCGAACATTAAGGTTTGCTGAACTCCGCTAATTGGTGATCTTCCTTCAATCTTAGTTAAGTCGTAAGATATTCCGTCGATCTTTAAAATAGCTTTTTTCTGGAAGTAACTGCTTAATGCTACAAGTCTTAACTTAGTCCCTTTAAATTTAAAGGTAGCAGACGCTTCTTCTGTACTCCCCGATGGTGCAGAATAATAATGAAGAGTTTCATTGTATGCACCTTTCTGAGTAGTTATGAAATTCCATTTGCCATCATATTGAATATTTGAATCTGCGTCATCCATACGCTTCCATCCAGATTCTGGTTGGATTAATTGGTCACCTACTTTAGCAGGTGGTTTTTCAATACTTCCGTCACTATCAATATCAATAGCATCAAAAGTTAACGGGAAAGGCGAATTAGTTCCGGATTTAATAACCACATCGTGAATACCTTCTGCCAAACCTAATTTCTCATAAACCAATGTTTGATATCCAACTTTAGTAGCTTGCTCACTGTAAAATTCCTCTTGACCATCGATTATAATCTTAATATCGTTACTTCGATACTGATACTCGTGTATACAACCAATAATTCTAAGTTTAGTGCCTAAAAATTGGAATTGTACTTCCCCTGAAGCTCCGTCAACATAGTGGAATGTATTGTTAAACCATTCAGGAGTAGTATTACCCGACTTCCACCAATCACCTACATATTTAAAACTAGAATCGGTATCGTCAATACGCTTCCAACCCGCCTCCGGTTGTAATAATTGGTCTCCTACTTTAATAGGAGGTTTACTCATTGAACCATTGTCGTCGATGTCTATAGCGTCAAGTGAGAGTGCACCAGGGGTTTCACACTTAATAGTAACTTCGTGAACGGCATCAGTTAATCCTAATTTCTCGTAGCATAAAACACTTCCATAAGCTCTATCTACAACTCTCGACTCTGAATAGTACTGAACTTGACCATCTATACTTATTGCAACTTTGTTACTATGATTCTCATAAACAGAACACATCAATCTCAGCTTAGTACCTTTAAAATTAAATTTAATTTGAGCTAATTTATCGGTGTTCAAGTTGTTATGGCAAGTGTTATTGTAGTACTGTCTGGTAGAATCTGAATCACTTGTCCAATTGCTACCTAGATACTGAATATTTGTATCTATATTATCAATTCGTTTCCAACCCGGTTCTGGTTGAATTAATTGGTCACCTACTTTAGCAGGTGGTCTTTCAATACTTCCGTCACTATCAATGTCAATAGCATCAAAGTTTATTTTTAATCCGGATAGTTTAACTGTATGCGGACCGTTTGTTAATCCAAGTTTCTCATAAACTATCGACTGATATTGATAGTCTTGTTTCTGAAAGTTCACAGTTTCTACAGGTTGGTCGTCTAGCCAAATTTGACCCTTGTCATAACCTGATGACAATAATCCAATTATTCGTAACTTTGTTCCGTGGAATACAAACTCAACAGTAGAAAGTTGATCTGATTTTAGGCAATAGTGAGCAGACCCTCCAGACCAATTGCTAGTGACACTGGTTCCCCATCCGTCTCCTGTAAATTTAAAGTTGGAGTCAGAATTTTCAATACGTTTCCAACCAACTTCAGGAATAGTTACAACTTCCCCTACAGTTGCATCATAATCTACAAAATAGTCTGCGCCTAGTAAATCAATTGCACATAAAGCCAAGTTCATGTTTTCATTTACATCAATTACTACACTATGAAAACCTTTTGAAAGACCCGTTTTCTCGTAGCATAATTTTAATCCATCTTTCGGATAACCGTATTGTGCTAAAGTACCACTAGACATTCCATCTATCGTTACTTTAGCTGATTTTGTAGCATCACTAAACCACCTAGAGATGATTCGAAATGCCGTCCCGAAAAACTTAAATCTAATCTGACCGACATTCTTAACTCCTGTAGAAGTATAATCTTCGAAAGTCTTCCATACGTCTTGAGGTAATAACTCAATTTTGCGCTTCTCACTAGATAACTTAGAATCATGGTTATGCCTTGTCCAACCCGATTCCGGTGTATTAAGTACATCACCTACTTCAGCTTGTTTTACTAAGTAGCCCTTATTATCTATATCAATAGCGTCTAAATTGATTTTTTCTCCTGATATTGTAACAATGTGCTTCCCTTCTACTAAGTTAAGTTCCTCATATAAAAGAGCACATTTTGTTACACCTGTTCGATTGAAATTTATATCGTTCGTAATACCGTCTATCGTGATAATTCCTTTTTGATAATACTCTGTCATTAATCCAATAATTCGTAAGGACGTACCATAAAATGCAAACGTAGCAGAAACAATACCTGCAGACGTATAATCAGTCCAATGAAGAGTTCCATTGTAAATACCGTCAACAGATGTAGAAACATTCCATGGTCCAGAATACTTAATTAAGCTATCTGAATCGTCAAATCGTTTCCAACCTGCTTCAGGTTGAAGTAGAATGTCACCTACTGTAACTGGTGGTTTTCCAATTGAACCATTTGAATCTATGTCGAAGGCGTCAACAATATTTTCCTGTGCTTCGATTTTAACAACATGGTTTCCAGGTGATAAATTTAGTTTTTCGTATAATATAACTTGACGGTCGTTTCGGTTAGGGTTATTCATTGTGTATGTTTCAGCTATACCATCAATAGTGATAGTTACAGGACCTTTATAGTATTGAGAACTGCTCACAACTGCACCTATTACTCTAAGTTTAGTCCCTGTAAATGAAAATTCACACACAGCGAGTCCCGAACCAACTGATGCATTTTTGTATTTCATTGTATCATTATAGTAACCGGTATTAGCAGAATCCGAACCTTGCCATAGTCCAGTGTACTTGATATTGCTATCAGTATCATCTATTCGTTTCCAACCTGCTTCGGGTTGAGTTAACTTGTCCCCTACTTTAGCAGTTGGTTTGAATATATCAAATGCATCAAAACCAAAGCCTTTTGTAGTATCACCATTATGAATTGTAACAGTATGCTTCCTATTCTCAAGATTTAACTTCTCATAAACTAACATGCTACCTTGCAGGTATTCGGGTACGATTAGATAATCTTCAGAAAAGGTATCTTTAACTCCATCTATGTCAATAACAATGTTGTTAGAATAATTTGAATATGCAAGACCTAGAACTCGTAAACCCGTACCTGTAAATTCAAAAGTTACTGTTCCACTGTCCTTAGAGTAAATATGGTCGTTCATATAACAGTTACGTAAACCATTAGATGGGTCGGTTCCTGTTATAAAACCAACGGCATTAATTGAGGCATCTGAATTGTTGATACGATTCCAACCACTTTCTGGTTGAAGTAACTGCTTTGGTAGATTTTTTACAATATCTCCACCAAGAATATCAAATGCGTCCATATTCATTTTTGTACCTGTTAATTTAATCGAATGCATACTGTCAGTTAATCCAGTCTTCTCAAAAAGCAATACCTGATTTATAAAGTTAGGTAAATCTTTAGATTGAACATAATTTCCTACAGGTACGCCGTCAATTTCAACTGATACGTCTGGCCATTCATTATTATGATACAAGGTAGAAACGATTCGAATACCTGTTCCTTTGAACGAGAATTGCACCGAACCTTGACTTGTTGTGGCCACTCTATATTTGTTTGTCTGGTTATAATACTTAGAAGCCTTGTCATCTGAAGCTAATAGCCAGTCCGTTCCGATATAAGAAATAATCGGATTAGCATCATCTACTCGAGTCCAACCTGCTTCTGGTTGAAGTAATTGCTCACCTACTTTAGCTGGGAGTTTAACTAATGAACCTCCTAGAATATCGATAGCATCTATATCAAATGCATCTTTACTTGTAACTATTTCAACTAAATGTTCACCGTCAGTTAGGAAAGGTGACTCAAATAATAAAGTCACAAATTGATTAGACGTCCCACGTTGGTCATATTTAGTAGGAGCTTCAACTCCGTCTATAATGACAGTACTCTGCTCAATTGAAGATAAGTTAAATCTTGTCCCTATCAGTCTTAACTTAGTTCCTTTGAATTTAAAACTCATCTTTTGATTGCCCGAACCACTTTTATAAGTAACACTTCCATTATAATAAGGTTGTGACGAATCTTTTGCCCATGCACCACCATTGGAAGTATCGTACGATATTAATGAGTCGGTTTCATCAAAACGATTCCATCCGGGTTCGGGTTTAGCTAGTATTACGCCTATCTTAGCAGGAGTAACAAGAGAACCTCCTTGGATATCGAAAGCATCTATTATCATGCCGTCAGGTGAAGTTAGTTTTACATAGTAAGTACTTAACGGTAAACCTACTTTTTCATAAAGAAGTCTTTGATATCCATCAGCACCTTTTTGCTTGTAACTCTCAGTTTTACCGTTAATTTCAATATTAACTGTACCGTACTCGGTTACAGTGGATCTAGAAATAACTCTTATCCCTGTTCCTACAAACAAAAATTCAACAGAGCAATCAACATTTTTCGTTTGGTGCCTAGTTTGATTATAGTAGTCCGTTATGTTTTGAGATGTAGACCACGTACTAATGTATTTAATGTTACTGTCCATATCATCAAAACGATTCCAGCCCGATTCGGGCTGGATTAGTTTATCTCCAATTATCGCCATAATATCACCTCTCTATTTTGTCTTACGATAATTCCACTTGCTCCACCAGTAAGGTCTACTATGTCATAACCATACTTACCAACGGCTTGATGGATCAATAAATTTAAATATTTCATGTATAACAGAAAGGAACTAATTTACTTACTAAAAGACATTTAAAATACAATTGAACTGCTTAAGCTTTTACTTTTACAACAGCTCTAGCAGTTCAATATTAAAAATTACATAATGTCAAGAAATACGAATATTCGATATAATATAATTAAATAAAAGCTAATCTAGCACTCTACTTTATTATCTCGTTTTCTTCCAATTCCAATTATTCCACCAAGATTCCCGGCTATGTTTTAACCATATTTTTGGTTCTTCTTCGATTAATATATCGCTTTCCTCAAATTCAACCGGTTCTTCTGCCTGATAGATATTTTCTAATTTAAACGTATCATTTTCAACAAGTATACTTTCGTTGTCTAAAATGCGATTAAATTGTTCTATTTCATCTATATTCGTATGAACGAGATTTCTTCTATTCACTGGAGTTGATTGGATCTCTATACTAGATAATTCTCTTACATTTTCAAACATACCGTATGTATTTATGGATGCTTTATGAGTTGATTTTCTTTCCCATTCATATAGCTCATAAATATTTGAAGCCTCTTCAATTGACTTCCGATGCAAATCCTTCAATTCTAAAATATTCATCATTATATTTCGTACTGAACGTTCTACTTCTTCATTCTTCACTACATTTGTATTAAATACTCTTATATCTTTATGAAATTGATCCGTGACTACTATATTTGCCTCTGCCTCTTTCATAAGCTTTTCCATTGGGGCAGATGTAATATTCTTTACATACCAGTTTCGATCATTTATTGCGGTTTCATATTGTTCAATACTAATCTTTAACTCTCTGTCAATAATCTTAAAATTCTCTTTATCGATCATTTTTGCAGCTAATTCTTTTAAGACTTTTACATTATCTATCGTTGCAACAGTCGCATCAACTTCTTGCAAGACATTACCAAACTGATAGAATGAACTAATTTCTGCTCTTGTTTCATTTTCTTTATTCATTATTTCATACGTATCTATATTTGTTTGTAATTCTCTTTGGATTCTTGCAAACAAATCATAATCTGGTAAATAAACTGTAATTCCTAATCCTTCGAATAGATCAAACTCTTCATACGATGCTTCTAGCTCGTTTTCTAATACAAAAGTATCACTTTCAACTAGTATACTTTCGCTGTCTACTGTTCGGCTGGATTGTTCTATGTCACCAATAGTAGTATTAAAAGTATTGTACTTATTCGTTAAAGTTGTACGGATTTCTTCACTAGCTAGTTCTCTTTCAAATTCACTTATATCATATTCATGTATTGATGCTTTATTATCTGATTTTCTTTGCCATTCGTCTGTTTCAAAAATATTTGACTCGTACTCATTATTAATTTGTTGCATATCATCGAAATGCTTAATTTTCATTATGAGTTGTTTCGTAAGTCGTTCTAATTCTTCATCCTTAATTACATTTGTATTACGTTCTTTTATTATTCTCTCTAGTTGATCAGTAGCGATTATATGCGTATCTATTTCTGGCACTCGCTTTGTCATCGGATCAGATATAGTACTTTCTGCATACCAATTCCTATCATTCGTTGCAGTTTCATATTGTTCAATACTAGTTTGTAACTCTTTCTCAATATGTCCTATATCATTACTATCAATTATATTAGTTGCTACTTCTTTCACTAAATTACCAATCGAATCAACCGTATTAATTTCTGCTTCTATATTATTTTCTCTATTTGCTATTTCAGCTGTCTCAATATTCGTTAGTAATTCCCTTTGAATCCTTGCGAATAAATCATACTCCGGTAAGTAAACTGGAGTTCCTATTAAATCAAAAAGATCAAATTCTTCGTAACGAGAGTCCTGTTCTTTTACATGTCTATTAACAAGTTCATATCCTTCTTCATTATGTGCTATCAATTGTTCTTGCTTTGTAAACTCTACAGGGCTAATACATTCTGATTCATTATCGACTTTAACTCTTTCACTTGTTATTGGTTCATTACTTTCTTCACTTATAAACAATCGATTATACAATACCGAATCCGCTATTCTATCATCCTCCACTAACAACTCCTGAAGGTCGCGCTTTGCTAATTCATAGACATTTGTAAATGGAGTTTCAATTTCACCTAGAATCCGATTCATGGAAGATATATCCGCTTGGGCAGTATGATACTGTCCATTTACTCGATTAAAATGTTCATATCCATATATTCCTATTGCTTCTTGCTCATCTATAACTCGATTAGAAAGTTCATAAGAAGGTACATTCACTTCCATTTGTAATACTTTTCTATCAATAGCAGCTACATCGAAAAAGACTCCCTCTTTCTCTTGCATGCTTCTATCTGCTAAATCCGTATCACGAACATTACCATATACTGAACGTATGTCTCTTTTAGCTGAATTAACTGTTATTTGTTTCGCTTGTAGTTCTCTCTGTACACGAGCAAATAAATCATAGTCTGGCATATAAACTGGGATTCCTAAACTATTAAAAAGATCAAATTCCTCATAAAATCCGGTCAATTTTTTGATTTGTCTACTAGCAAATTCATAGTTATCTTGAATAGTCCCCAATAATTTTTTATGTATTAGGTCCATTTCCTCATAGTGCATATATTCAGTCCATACATGTTTCGTTTTCTTATTAACTTGTTCGTCTTCAGCTAATTTTACTTCTACTTCTTTTGTGAGCACATCACTCTGTATCATTTCTGGAAGATTATAATCCATGTACAAATGATTCTGACTTGTTACCATCAATGTTTCTACTAAATTTATCTCATTAGAATGGTACTGTCTTTCCAATAACTCATATTCACTTATGAATTTACTTTCATATTCATGCGTTATATGATTCACGTCATTCATTTCTATGTGAGATGAATCATATTCTATTAATAATTTTTGAGCGTTATTATATACATGGCCACCATATGTATATATGTCTTGTATTATGCGTTCCGCAAATGACACATCATATTCATTAGTTTGAAGTTCTAACTTTTTACGTTCTAAATCTTCTATATTAATAAATCTTCCATCTATCTTCAGTGCTTTTCTATTTACAAATTCAAAATAATTCATTTCACCATTTTGCTGAATGGCATTTCTATTCGCTGTATTGTAATTTATATTACGAGTCTGTATTTCTCTTTGTTTACGAGCAAACAAATCATAATCTGGCATATAAACCGGAATCCCTGTATCAGTAAATAAATCAAATTCCTCATAAGAAGTAGTTACTTCTCTTGGCAAGTTATTATAAAGCTCAAAATCACTTATCTCTTGTACAGGTAATTCTTTTTGGCTAATCTCTACATGATCCACATTTCTAACTACAGTACTACCTATTTCTTTTTCTCTTCTTTCAGTCAATATTGTTTCATAAAATCCTTCGCCATATAAAATACGTGCAACCTGTACCCATCGCGGTATTTCATCTACATTGGTTGCAAATTCTCGTAATTTCTGTTTTACTCTCTCTTGCTCTATTGGGAGCATATTACCTGCTTTATATATCTTACGATCTGTACTAGACATTTCTGTTACATCTGCATACTTTGTATCTAATCTGCTTCCATTGTTCCCTTCCATATGTTCCATATCAAAAGTTCGGTCATGTTGCATTGCTTTCTGATAGTAATGAACATCTGCAAGAATTTCTTTAAGCGGTTTAGAATCCTGTATGCTTAACAGTTCCATGTTGATACTCCGCATTAGGTTTGCAATATCCACTTTAGCAATATTAGCAGTCACCTCAACTTGCCTTATTGCCTCTACAACAAGGTCTGTTAATATACCTTTTCCCTTTACTATTTTGGTTGCAAATACCCCAGCATCTTCTTCCTTAACAGCTTTGAATCTTGAATATGGCGGCAAACTGACTGGAAAATTATTCGCATTTTTTACAAAAGGATTTAAAACAGAAAGCGAGAGACTATACGTTTTCTTCATTGTTGATCCCAAGGGAATCGAAACAACATGACTCTTCTTTTTCGTACATAAAGAAGGGGAAGCAATAGAATAAATTTTCTCACTCACTCTCTGCATTCCCCCTTATATGATTAATGATTAAATATCTTCTTTATAAATAGCTAGACCAATTGGATTAAATGGCGTTGCTTTCGCTTGTGTCATCGGAGAGACTGCGGTAGTCGGCAACGTATAACGATATAATTGTGCAAATTCATAACTTGCTGTAATCTCTACCCCGTTAATTGGGATTTCTTTAAACGTCACTGTTTTATCATCTTCATTTAAAACAAAGTCAGTATTAGGAACTAGAGTACATGCATTGAACAACTTAAGTGTTCCTGCTTTCGGTTTATGCTCTAAATGAAAAACTTTTCTCATTCCATTTCCTTTTCCTAAAGATTCACTTGTAACTTCCTTTTCAATTTCCAATTCATCGGCCTGTTGAATATTTTTTGGGTGAACAGCATAGACATCATCTAATTTCCCAACATATCCATCATTAGGATGAACGATATAAATCTGTGACAAATGATATTTACCACTATAGACAGATGGATTAAATCGACCTTGTCCACTATCAATATCCATATCGTGAGTAATAAATGATAAATAATGTTTTTGATACATTGCACCTGTGTATGATTGAGCTAATAATACAGAATCATTTCCATTACCTGTATTTTCTCCGTAGTCTAAATTTGCATTTCCTATTTTTTTATTAGGCGCATAATTATATTGATCTCCGTTACGACAACCACCAATAATTACAGTGTTTTTACGCGGTGCATTATCAAATGTGTACATTCTTCCAATATATAATGGTACAAATAATGCCCGAACAGGACTTGGTGTCGGATCTACACGCATAAACATAACAATACGGTCTTTATTTCCATTTCCATACATATAAACGACAGAATCACGTTTCCAATCTTTTGTAAAACGGGCTTCTGGTGTAAAACTAATCGGTGTATAAGGCGAAGGATTTACAAAATTAACTGTAGAATATACTTCAGCCATAATACTTTCCATTTTTTGTACGTCAAATGATGTCTTCGCTACTAAAGTATCTAACGTTCCGTCTGCCTTTGGTGCTAGAAAATACACTCCAGAAAATTTAATGTTCTCGGAACTTTTTGGGGCAGTTTGAAATTCAATTGCTGTATCTGAAATTGTATATTCCCCCGGATCGACCATCTGATTATTTCTATAAACCATAAAACGACTTTCATCAAAATTTGAAAATGGCAAATTAAATAATTTTTTTGAACCGGTACCGTTTCCTAAATCACTTTCAGCATCTGATAACTTTACTTCCTTCTCAATAAAATATTGGTTAAACGTAAAGAAAATCATATCATTATTTGGTTCATATGCATCATTTGTTAATCGATACTCACAGGTGATTTTATCTCCTTTTGCAATCGCTTGATTAAAAATAACTTTCCCCGCTTTAGCATCAACTTTATATTTATCCTTTTCTAGTAAAATGCTATTTACATACACTAATAAAGAACTTTCAACTACAGGAAATGTCGGAATTTGAAATTCCTTTTTCACTCCATCTCCCATGCCTAGCTTTCCTAATGGAGAATCCACAGGAATAAATCTACCATCTGTGAAATCAGAATCGCTCGTATCATAAGCATTTGCCACTCCAAATCTGCGCCATTCTCCATCGCTACCTAACGATTCAAATAATCGAACATCAATAAATTTATTGATACCACTTCTAATTTTAAAGTATAACTTTCGACTCCATCCTCGCTCAGTAATCATTTTCTCTAATTCAACCGGTAATGTTTGTAAATAAGCTACTTTATCAAACCACATGTTTTTCTCTCTCCTTTACATTGACTTCTCATAAATTCCTAATCCAGCTGGACGATATGGTGTCGCTGGTCTTTTTGTAATCGGCGAAATCGCATCAACATTATAAAAACGATAAATATCAAATGTATCTGGACAAGTATTTTTTCGCACTTTTAATTTATCCCCATTCAATAATCCTAAAGGAGATAGTAAAACCATATGAGGTAAGAAACCTCGCACACCTTCATCTGGATGAACAATATAAGCACGAGATGTATGAACTCGACCACTATATACCGAAGGATTAAATTGATACTTATATTCATCATTATCATGAGACTGCCAAGCTAGTGGATATTGACCACCATTTACTCCTTTTCTATCAGGCGGCATCTCATTCGGAGCAACATTCCAAGCAATATAATGGGCTTGATATCTAGCCCCTAATCGCGAACGCTTAATAATAACGTTATCAATACCATTACCCGGTGATTTAGGATACGTTTTTAAGATTGGCAAACTATCATTCACATTTCTATATGGTTTCTTATCATTAAAATCAAATGCATGTGAGCTATTTTCTGTACCTGTATCAAATGCTGTCCCAGCCCAAAGTGCGTCACCAATTTGATCATCTTTCGCATAGCTTTCAATTTTGCCCATGTATAAAGGTGTAACCGGAACTACATTATTTTCAAATGCAGGTGTATTATCTGCTTGAATTAATAAAACTACACGATCCTTATCTACTTGGCCAGTCACTCTAACTAATGAATCAGGCCACCAATTTGTTTTTACATCAACCCCTTCTAAATTTGGGTTACGTAATGTAATTTTTACAAACGGTGACATCATAACATCCGTATTAGCACTGGTATAATCTATACTTGGATAGCCATTCTTCATAAGAATATCCGTTTTACTCACTTCTACATCTATTAAAATTTTTGTGAAAGAATCATAAGCTACTGCTGTCGCTGTCCCATCTTTAAATGCAGGATCTTTTTCAATCATATAAACATAAAAACAAGAACGATCAAGATTTTTACTATATCTTAATTTTGCATCCTTAATAAATTCTGCTTTATCCTCTTCCGTATTAAATTTATACGAAAGATCCTTTTTAGCAATATTCCAAGATGCGATTTGGACTAATCCATACATAGCCCCTTCTGCATTTTTAATAATCGTATGTTCCGCAATTCCAAACCGGTATAATGTTTCATCCATACCAGAATTCCTTAAAATTTCTAATGGATAACCTGCTTTTTGAAATCTTTTAACCTTTGTCCATCCGTTACTAGTTGCTACATTTATAAGATCATCTAAGAAACTTCCTTCTTGAAATACCTTTTCAATAAACGCCACTTTACTTCACTCCTAATCTTTTAAAAATTGATAATTAAGCCAAATAGCTTTTTTCTCTAAAGATTTATTTATATATTCAAAACGGATAATCGCTTTCGCAGGAATTTGTTTAACAACAGAAAAATTGAATCCTTCGGGAACATCTTTCATATAAATTTCATCTGCTATTTTTTCATTATTAATATATAAATTCCAATAGTCATTATCGTTATATTTTGATGCACCGATAGAAAATGCAATCATTTCCATATCAACTGGTGCTATAAATTCATTATGATGAATATTTTCATAAACACCTATTCTTCTTCCTTTTATAAAAGGAATTGTTTTGGTTGGAAAGTATGGAGCATCTAATCGGCCACCCGCCATATAATTTACAGCAAAACTCATAATCTCCCTCCAATTACTTCAAAAACTGTAAAGCTATCCATACTTGCTTATTATTAATTCCTTGGTTATGAAATTTAAAAATAATTTTATCTCCGGCCTTTAATTGCATATAGGACATAAGACTTATACCTTCTGGTATTTTTTTTGTATAAATATCCTCACAAACAATACCGTCATTTACAATAAGCGACCATTTATCATCGATTTCATACATAGAACTACTCACGCTAATGGCATAAAACTCCATGTCAATTGGTAATACGTATTCCATCTTATCTTCTGTCCATGCTTTAGAATCCATTATAAAACCTTTCATATACGGAAAAGTTTTCGTTGGATAAAATGGCGCATCTAATCGGCCACCAGCTATATATGTTGTTTCAAACAAAGGTAATCACCCTTTTTATTGTATTAAAAAATCCCCATACATCATTACGATACATCGGGAATTGGTAAATCTGATAACATACCGTTACCTTTATTAATAAGCCTTGGTTGTACTCGATCTAATTGTTTATTTGCGTTATAAATTAGTTGAATCTCCATCTTTTTACCTGTTATTTTATGGGATATAATGACCTTTTCAAGTAGTGCTTGTCCATTAAAAACCAAATCGTAGTGCAGATATTTATCTCCATCAACTGCCGATAAACGAGCACCATCACGAACCAGTGTATACCCTTCGGTCATAGCCTCTTTAAAAACATCATTTGGATCGTTACCAGGCATCGGTTTTCCACCGCTGTAAAATTCTCTATCAATTAATCCTTTCATTAAATACATAATAGGATCATATAAGTTCTTTTGCATTATCATAGAATCACCCCTAATTTACCCTTGTAACAGACCAAGTTTTTGCTGGCCTTTGGGTATAATAGTGATCTTTATCTTGATTTACTCGAGGAAATGATAAATCTGGTAAGGAACCATAATCGAACAAGATATTATTCTTGGTATCTAGTACTTGCAAACGGCCTGTAAGAATCCCTTTAGGATTTCGAACCGCTTCAAATACAATGATATTTACTCCATATTCAAGCGAAATATCAACGTATGTAGGATTGTTCCGAATAAAATAATTTTCTTCGACTAATTTATTGTTACAATAAATATTTAATAAATCTCCATCCTCTACATCCCAATCCCAAAGCTTTAATCTTAATGTATCAACATTTACTGTGATTCCTGCTATATCTGTATATGGGGTAGGTTCATACCCATAGTTAACAGATAAATCTAAAGTTTGATAGAATCCATCATCAGCAGAAATCATTGTGTTAATTCCTTTAACAAAGTAGTTCCATTGTTGCCCAGAATCCCTATTATAGACGGAAACCACATCAAACAATTGAATTCGCGGATCCCCTATCACAGCAACTGTTAATGTTCTGAACTTTTGAATCGCTTTTAAATGATAAGCTGCAGCAACTGCCCTTCTTGCAAAGAATGTTGTTGCCCAAGGTACTTCTATCATTTCCTCTCGCAAATCCCCTAAAGAGACATTTTTAAGTAAGAATGAATTAATAAAACCATTAGCATAATCTCCACATTTAATAACAATACTGTTACTAATGTCCTGATCTGTTAATTGCATATCTAAAGAGATAAGGTTTTCGCCTTCTCTAAAACTAAACTTTGCAGGCTCATTAATTGCATAGTCTGGCATTTTCATAAATGTACAACTTCCATCTGGTTCATGTTTAATGTAGTGGAATGTTGTATCTATAATATCCCTTACAATTTCATCCCACTTTTGAAACCTCTTTCCAGTTGCCCCTTCAACAATCCAGCTTTGATTTGTACCGGGAATATTTACCCTACTACCGTGTAATGTAACTCCTGCTTTTTCAAGGAAGAATTTCACTACATCATACACATTTCCAGTCGGTGCAACAATTTCATCTGATCCCGGCGTTGGAATTACTGATTTTTGTAGAACCTTTTTATAAGATGTTGTGCAGGTAACTGATATTGTGCCGCTTTCGGCATTCACCTTTACGTCAGATACAAAACCATGTATATACGGTAAAGCTTCTTCACCATAACCGATAGAAACCTTAAATTCAGTCTGCGGATATAGTTGGTTTGTGTTTGTTACTTCACTGTTGTAAAACCATTCTTGAATGGAAGAAAACTTACCATACCAGTTATCAGGTGCCATTTGCCCATATTCATTAGCAAAGGTAATAGAAAATGTACTTGCGAACTGATCTGCGTTCTCTTGCACTTCCAGGCTCATTACACGATGTTGTATTTGTACATAAGAAGAGGATTCTCTTTTTTTCATATAAACAATTAAATTAGGAGCATTATTCCCCACTTGGAAATAGCTCCCCAACATTCTGATTAAAGAAATAGATCCTTCTCTCACATTCCATCAACTCCAATACCTGCTTGTGACATAGATATTAATTTACACTTTGCTATTACTAGCGTTCCTTTACGTATTGCATCAACTTCATTAGGTGGAATAATACCACCATAGGTACCGTAATCACCTGTAATAATATGAGGGCGATATATTTCCCCCATGAACTCACGCCAATGGCTGATATCATTGAATAAAGCAGTAAATTCTACTTCACATCCTTTATTACCAGTACTTTGGTAACGAGGATATCCATGCATAACATTGTAATTTTTTAATCCGTTTAAGGATTTAGGCATTTTCGTTTGTTCAATCATTGCAATTGTAGGTATAGGTCCATATGCATGATAATAAACATCACGCAAATAGGCTACGTCAGAAGAACCGTAACCGATTGTTGTAAATTCAATTGTTTGTGGCCCTGCGCCAACAAAAATTTCTCTTGCTTCCCAGGCATAAGCACCTCTTGCTCTAAATTTTTCAATACCATTTACTCGAACAATAAAGTATTTATCTGGTAACATACCATCAGAACCAATAGGAACTTGGGACATAAAAGAAAAATTATATGTCCCAGGCCATGAAAAATTAATAGTATATTTAATTGTACTTTTTAATTCTGTAACATCCCATAAGAGATGATATGAACCAGCTCTTCTATGCAATGTTTTTAATATACTCATACATTACGCACCGCCATTCCCATTAGATCGTCAGCAACTACGTTTTGTAGTAATTTTCTCATTTTCACAAAATCCTCTGCAGTTTGCAATTTTTCAACAGCAACTTTGAATGTAGCATTTTGAATTGTAACACCTTTATCTGTTTTCTTTTCAACAGAAGAGTGTCCAGCAAATGGATGTGCAGATTTTCCAATCATATCAGCAGAATGTGCCCCCATTTGTCCAATTCGGGTAGATACATCCGTTACTAGTTGCATCGGTTTCGGTGGAACAACCGCTTTATTTAACAATCCAGAAGCCTTGTCCACAGCCGGGATCATTTTTTCCATCCCTACTCCAAGACCTTCTGTAATATATCCGCCGTACTCCATCATTAGACGAGAAGGAGATTTTATACCAAAGAAATTTTTAATTGCTTTTGGTATTCCGTCTACAACGCCTTTAGCTTTATCAACAACCCAGCCAGCCATTGATGTCATACCTTTACCAATACCAGCAATAATATCTTTCCCCCAGCTAACAGCGTCGTTTGCTATCCCCTTAACTATAGACCCAACTTTACCGAATACATCCTTTACTGTATCAACAATGCCGTCAAACGCTCCGACGATAGCTTTTTTAATTGCTGCAAAGTTACTTACTATGAAATCTTTAATAGCACCAACAACACTAAATATTGTGTTTTTTATCTTATTAAAGTTATCCACCACAAAGTTAACAAATGTCCGAACAGCAACTATTATTGTTTCTTTAATAAAATTCCATGCGGTTACAATAATAGACTTTACGATATCCATTACAGTCGTAATTGTGTTTTTTATAAAATGAAATGCTGTAACCACAAAATTCTTTATGGACTCTAATACAGTGATAAAAACCGTTTTAATTACGTTCCAAATCGTAGAAATAACCGTCTTTATTCCATTCATTACAGTTGTAATTATGCTATGAATTGCTTGAAACACACTACTTACAACTGATTTTAAGAAGTTTAATACAGTCGTAAAAATTACCTTTATTCCATTCCATACTGTAGAAATGACGGTTTTTATCCCATTCATCACAGTCGTAATTATGCTGCGAATTGCTTGAAATGCACCACTTATAAATGTTTTCAAAAAGTTTAGCACCGTCGTAAAAACTGTTTTTATAATATCCCAGCCAGTTTTAAAAATATTTTGCCATGTTTTAATAGCAGTAGAAATATAGCTTTTAATAAATTCTAAAGCAAACTTAACAACACTTTTTATTACGTTTAGCACTGTATTAAATATCGTTTTTATTAAATTCCAACCAATTTCAAATGTCTTTTTCCATATGTTGATATACATTGTAATTACAGTAGTAATTATTTTCCATGCCCCGCTAAGTATTTTATCTATAAACGAAACCGCAGATTGGAATACTTTTTTTGTTCCTTCCCAAAAACTTGAGAAAAACTTTGACAAGCTATCCCAAACTGACTTCGCAACTTTAACGATAGCATCCCAGGCTTTAGAACAAATATCACTGATCCACTGCACTGCTTGCTTTGTATATTTCACAATTGAATCCCAATTTTTATACAGCACATATACTAAAGCAACCATTGCAATTATTGCAAAACCCCATGGGCTTAATACTAATGAAAACATTGATTTTCCAAGACCAGTCAATATCTGTGCGAACTCACTAAAAACTTTAATTAGTTTTAAGGCATCTTTAATAATTGCCGTAATTGCACCCGGTATTTGCATTAATGTTTTAACTATATTTACAAGGCCACCAATGATTTCACTCGCCTTAGATATAAGACTAGAAACAGATTTGATTAACTCAACCGTTTGCTTCAACGATGGTATTACTATATTAGAAATCTTCACGACTTGTTGAGCGATAGGTTGAATAGTTCCAGCCAAACTCTTTGCATCTTTTTCAGTTAACCCCAGCATATCCTGTAGTTTTTTTTGAGAACCTTCCACATCGTTAGCAAATTGTAAAGCTTTGCTATTGACTTGTTCTATCGGTTTTGTGACTTTATTTGAAATAGTGTCACCAAACGTTTGCATTTGCTTACTAATATTCCCAAGAGAATCTGCTGATTTTTGGATTTTTTCTTGCATTGTATTAGAGGCTTTTTGCACTCTCTCTTCAAACTTTTCTACACCTTTATATGCCTGATCCGCTTTGTTACCAATCTTCCCAAAAACATTGGTCGCCCCGTTACCAAATTTTTGAATTTGGCCATTTATTTGATTAAGTACTTCTGCTGGTTTTTGAAATTTTTCTTGTATGTTCTTAGAAGCCTTTTGTAAACTTTCCTCAAACTTTGCTAAATCCTTATAAGCTTCATCTGCTTTAATTCCAATTGTACCAAACAACTGGAATACTTCTGTAAACATTCACTCCCCCCTTTCTAACTAGGAAGTTTTTTATTCCTGATCGTCTTCAAACTGAAACTCTGCAATCAGCTTATTTGCATGGTCGATACATTCCTCTTTGGACCAAACTTCCATAGTCTCATTTTCTTCCCCATCCGACCTAGATTCCGTAAGTCCAAAAGCTTGCAAATAGTCCTGAAAAGTTGTTCCTTCTTCTAATTGCCTTGTTTGAAATCCGATAAAGGCCATCTTTTTCCATTCATTTAATTCTTCTTGCTGCTCTTCCTGACTAATAAAAGAAAATAAGTCCATTAAACGAGAATACGGTATGGATAAGACATAATCATCTGTCCATCCATACCGTTTTTGGACTTTATCAAAAGCCCTTAGCATATTTTGCTCTGTTTCTTCTATGTATTTATTAGAATCATTTTCTACATTTTTTGTTTGTTCCACTTGAGACTTTGAGATTTGATTAGACCCTTGACCTGATTGAAAAAAGACATTAAATCTTCACTTTCTAATAATCCTTCAATAACTGCTACCATAGCTTCTGGTGGTAACTGATCGAATTCTTCACGCTTAATCTGTAATAGACTAGAGAAAAATTCTGAGAACTCATCTTCACATTCCGGAATCATAGACAATAATTGAAAGACAAACTCTAAACCCTTTTCTTTTTGTTGTTTTTCAATTTCATTTAACTGTTCTTGTTGCTCTTCATTCATTTGGGCCAATTTAATTTTTTCATCGATTTCATTCTTTTCTTTCCCAAACTCCATAAAATCAGTCATTGCATGACGACCAACTTTAGAAATAATCTTAGTAAAACGCCAAACATCTTTTACATTTAAACGTCTCATCTTCATCTTCTGACCTGAAATTGTAATTTCTGTACTATTTTGCATCATTTTTTCTAGCATTGTTGTCATATTCAATATCTCCTTTTATAACCTAAAAATAAAACCTACAACTTATTTACTTGTTGTAGGTAATTTAGGTGCTTTTTTCTTTGGTAAATAAATTTCATAAGGGGGTGTATTAGGCGAACTTTCGCTATAATGACCAATAAATTTGCATTTAAGTCCTACAGTTCCTTTACCATCTTTTAAATCAATTTCTACAGAAGAAACAACCATTGCATTTCGGATAACAAAAATAACCGGAATATCACTTCCTGAAACTACACCTACTATTGCAATATCACTATAACTTGTGTCTTTAATTTCATTGGTTGGTTTTACAATGTTATAATCGTTATCAGTCGTACTATCTACATCTACGCCTGGTAGAGCTAACTCTAAATTCTCTTTCGTAAATTCTACAAGTGTAACCTCCATATGTGGTTCATCTTTTAATAGCCATTTTCCGCGAACTAGTTTTCCTAAAACACCATCAATATCAGCATCATAGTATTCTCTAGTAAACCCCACTTTACAGCCACCTGTAGTAGCTCCTAACATCTCACCTAGGTCTTTTACACTTTTAAAACCTTTATACATTACACCCGGTCCAATAACAAAATTATCAGTTGTACCCTCACGTACACCATTAATAAGCTTCCAACTCATTTTTTTCCCTCCTTAATATAATTCCATTCTTCCTACCCGTACAAGAAACTTAATACTAATATGAATAATTGATGGGTCTTCATCCGGAACTGCAACACTGCCTGCTCGATGAATTGTAATAATACCAGAATCTCTTAACAATCCCGCTTCTCTGTCTAATAAATGTTCTATTCGCCTTGAAATTACATCCGCTTTTTCATAATCACCTTGGCCACAATATATATCAAAAGTGAGGATCATCCGATCAATTACCTCTATATCATCCGGATTATTAGATTCAATTCTCATTACCGCATAAGGCATTTTCATATCTTTTTGTGCAGTTTGAAATGTAAGAGCGGGCTCTCCTTCATATTTCGATAGATTACTTTGCACAATTGTATCTTTCTCAATAATATTTCTGATTGTTGCAATCGCTTTTGTCGTCATTGTTCTCCTCCCAATGTCCTTTTTAATTCCCCACGCTCTTTTTCAAACGTTTTTAAGAAAAAAGGTCGGGCTTCTACAGTACTTGTACCATTTTCGACATACACCGCTCTTTTTAATTGACTTCCAATCGTTCCTACTACTTCGGTATCTGTAATATGTAAGCCATATTTAATGGAATCTTGTAATTCTCCCGTTCTAGAAGCAAATGTCTCTCCTGGTTTTGAAGCAATATATGTGCGACTCGATCGTGGAATTTTATACTTCACACCATTGTGACTACCTGATACTGTTTGTTTCATTTCTCGTTGCAGTTGATTGCAAGCACTTATAATTCTTTCTACCATTATTTTATTAAGTTGTTCTTTAACCTGTTCTACATTACGTGTAACCATGAATTCCGATGTATTCGTCATTTTATTCCAACAACTCACAATACAATTCAATATGGTGATTTAAAAATGATGGATTTCTTGGTTCTCCTCTTACCTCAAATACATAATCATGAAAATAGATTACATCATTTGTATGGATGTTATGTTCTGCAGAAGTATAAATTTTAAAATTCGGCTCAAAATTTTGTTTATTTCTTTTTAACCTTTCATTATCTACCGCTGTGTGTGTTGTAACACGACACTTCATTCTTTCATAAATAATGACAGGCTCTTCTTTAAAATTTCCTGCCGGCTGCTTTACCTTTTGATTCCTTTTCACAGTTACTTCATGTATATATAATTCTTCCATATCTAATGTTCACAGCCTATTCTTTCATTCATAATGCTATTAAAGGGTTTCTACTTCGGTATTTTTTTAATACTTTTAAAACCTTTTTATTAACAGTTTCCTCATCTAGCGATTCAATATTTATTTCATATGAATAATCTCCAATATTTGCTGATTTTTTCATATTTTCATATTGTAGATTTGTTCGAATTACCGCATAACACGTCATATCGATGATGCATTTTTTCATTAAAGTCAAAAGTCCATCATAATCTTGTATTGTATACTCAAATTCATATAATTGATTCTCACTTAAACCATATACAGTGCAACCATCAGAAAAAACTGAATTGGTAACTTCTTCTCCAGAACCAATATGGATTACCTTGATCAAATTTTCTGCTCGAAAAGAAAGCCAAGCCAATTTACTTGTTCTAACTTTCTCTTTCATTGGGTTACTTGGCTTACTCCTCAAATAGTTTTTAGTAATCAATTCATATTGACTAATGAGCTCCTGGATTACCGTATCGGGCATTCGTTGAACATTCACCCTGTTCTTTATGTCCTGTACAGTAATTTCCATCCTTCCACCTCTTTTACTTCTCTTTCTTTTTAACCTCTATACTATCTATTAACTTAAAATGTCCTGTACTCAGTAAATAGTTTGCTTTCTCATTTGCAACCTTTTCCTTCACTCCGTTAAAAAAAGTATAGCCATACGCAGTATATGTACCGCCTAATTTCAATTCTATAATCTTCATATGCAAATTACCTTACTTAATTTCCAAATTTATCAGGTATATTAGTAAGAATTGCTACTGCGTCCATTTCTTGAATAACTGCATCATCATCCAAATGAATAACATAGAATCGCTTATCTTCCATAACAGCAGATTTACCTTCTACAGTCTTACGAACTCGCGTGTCATACGTATTTACCGCAATAAAGTTTTTAGGATCTGCAAAAATAATTACATCATCTTGAATAGAAGGGACTGTGACAATCTCATACCCCAACGGCTTATTAACTTGATCCCCTGTACCTAATAACGCAGCATCGCCTAAGCCAGTTGAACGAGTTGTTAAATATTCAATCCATTTCTCTCTACGAGCAGGTGACATAATCCACTTTAAACCTTCATTTTTATATTTATTAGGCATTGCCTTAGATAAATTAAAGATTGAGTCTTTACTAAACCCAGCGCTAGCTTCAGCATCTCCCGTTCCCGTCACTAATTTAAAATGATCGACAATATGAGATTTACTTGATTGTTTAATTTGTTTTAACCAGCCATCATTAATTTGTAGAAATGGGTCCTCTGAAGTTACATCCCCATTCCAATGCAAGTCTTCAAGGTCAATACCTAACTGTGTTGACATTAATGTCATAACAGTATCTTCATATCCTTCACCTTCGATATTTTCTCGAAGTAGCTCCTCTGTTATCTCCCATGGTAAACGAATAGAAACTGTATCATATTCAACTTTCGACGTTTCTACACCTGCTCGATAGCCATCATCACTATTTTCCATTTTCCTACGTAAAATTCGACCACCGATTGCAATTTTATCTAATTCACCTTTTTTCGCTTTACGAATCTCTTTGCGATGCAATTGAGAAAATGGAGTTGCATCAAATACCATTCGGAAAAATTCTTTACTTTGTTCCGGATATAATAGCCCCGCTTTCATTCCTCCTGTTGTCATTGTACTCTTTTCAATTCGTTCAATACGTGCTAATAATTCTTTATTATTCATAGATTCATTTCTCCTTATCTTTATAGATCTAATCCTACCCATTTATTTACTGGTTTTCTCATCTCGTTTGTTGGTTTGGCATCAGCCCCAAGACTTTTACGAACTTGTGCTGATCGCTCAATTACTTCAAGTCTCTTTGAAATGGGGTCTATTACCTTCTGAATAAATTCACTGGTCTTTTTAGATTCTCTGTCATTTTCTAATTCATTAGTATCATGAGTTGATTCAAGTTCTTTATTTAACTGTTCTTCCAACTCCTGTAACCTCTCGAGAAAAGGACCCATTTCTCTCTTTACAATGTCTGCAATTTCATCTACATTTTGATCTGCGTTTTTTTGTAACTTATTTTCTTTAATTTGGTTCATCAAAGAAATCATTTCATCAAATTTTTTATCATTTTTCTTATATAAGATTTTGCCTACTTCATTTACGGAATTAATGGTAATATCTTCCGGCGAGAAATCTGTATCACCACCCTTCATTGTATTTAAAATGTCCTTCATTTCATCTAAGGTGGAAACCATCCGCTTAATATCTACATTTCCCTCCCAAATCCCAACATAAAATACATCTTCAAATAAATTAAATACCTTTTGCATCTTAGAGTTTTGTTTATTATTTAATGACTGATTATCCATCTCCTGAGTTTGTTCCTCGTCATACTGTGACTTAAAAAAACTAAACATCTTACGAATTACACCTTTCTCATCTTGTGTAAACTCATCCATTTGTGGCATCTCCATTCTTTCTCCAACCCCTCCCATCGAAAAGCCTGTGATTTTCCCTTTTTTGATTTCTTTCCATGTTTCACTATCGTCTACTCGAACAGTCATAAGCCATGTTCCTTTTTTAATATTTTGTTTTCCAACAACCGTATTATTTTTAGAAATCCAGCTTTCTACTACTGTTCCTTTTCCTGCCAACTCGTCATGGTTTTTATCTATGTATCTATATTTCTCTAAAAAATTATAAGCCGCTCTTTCAATTTCCTCAGCCGTCATGATATCACCATGTGCATCTTCTATATTGGGTTCATAAACAACCCCTGTTACAAGTTGTTTTTCATCTTCCCTCTTTAAAATAGGAACATTTTTCAAAACATTAGAGCCATTCATGTTCATACCCTTCATAATTGCAAAAGGCCTACCATTAGCCCCCTTTGTTACTAATGAAACATAACTAATTTCTACATTTTTCAATTCATTTGGCATAATATATTCCTACTTTCTAGCAAGACTACTAAATCGAATTTGAATCTTCATTTAAAAACTTATCTCCTTCTAGAACTGGTTCGTATCCAATGACCTTTCGGCATTCATTTCTTGTTAATATACTCTTTTCGTATCCATCTATTGCATATTGCATATCACTCGCTCGATCATCTGTATCAATTTCATTTAATTGAAACTGCCAGTCCAATTCCCCTAATGTTCCTGTAAACTCTTTAAATAATTGTGTATTTAATCGATGTTCTAAAATTTGTTGACCCGGTTCAATAATTGATCTTTTATACATTTCATTCATTTCTTTTGCTGTCGTCTGCCCAAGTGATCCTGTCATAGCCCAACCAATTCTATATGGTGGCACCCGATGAGCTACACAAATTTCCATAGCATTATCTTGACGATATAAACGAAAGCTCGCTTCTTTGACATCAGGCCCTAATTTCTCTAAACGAGCTTTTGCTCCTTCAGGGACAGGAACAACTGCTAACTTATGATGTTCTCCTTTTGTTTCAACAGAGAAAAATGTTTTTAATTCTCTTTCAACTGAATCATCTATTTCATCAACACCCTCAACAAACAAAACAGCATCTGGAATTGTTTTACCAGTGAAATAATTAATATTGTAATCTCTTACAGCTTGTGATCCTACAATGGAACCAATAGAACTCACATAATCGGGAATACCATAATATGATGATCTAGAACCAAATTTACGAATTACAATAACTTCACCAGCTTTTTCTTCAGTGTCTAATAACGAGTTTTCATCTAAGCTATCACTAATTGTTTCTCCATCTACTAACCTAAAATCATATGGATAACTAAATCGTTTAAACCATCTCTCCTCATTATTTACAATTTGCGCAAATCGAATCTTATCTTTATGCGCACGTACCGTATGTGCTGGAATATGGTGAAGCTGCGCTGGTTCTCCTTTCAAGTTACGAACAACCTCTATAATTCCCCAACCTACAGTTTCATAATCCTCCCAAACTGCCCTAAGTATTTCGCTACTTGTCATTTCATTGTTGCAATATCTCATAAAACGCTTTAATTCTTTATATTGTTCTTGATTTGCCTCTGTCACTTCATCTAGCGGTGCAAAATCAAATCCCATACCAGCAATATCATTTACTTTTGCACTAATACATGCCGAGTGAATAGGGTTACTTTCTCTCAAATTTAATAATACTTGCATATCATATGGAGGCTTTACTAATTCTTTATCACCGTACACTTGTGCAAATGGATCAATTGCCATTTGTTTACTTTGAAGTTCCTCCTTACGTAAAGTCATCTCACGACTTTGTAATTTAAGTACTTTCACATTCTTAATTGCTTTTTTCTCAACCATAAAACCTATGCCTCCTTTCATATACAAATCATTTATTCAATGTTTTTCATAAAAACTTTACCAATATAAAAAAGCTGAACATGTAATGTTCAGCTAAACTCTTTTTATTTTTCCACCCATTACTTTTTTTTGCTTAGTAAAAAAGTATTCTAAGGCTTGTGACGTTGTATCTACTTGATCATTATGTTTACCAGATGGGAAAGAAGATAATTCATCTACATAATCATATACCCAAGATTGTATTTTAGGATTAGGTATATATACATTTCCAGATTGAAATTCAGGGGATATCGCCTCAGCACGTGTTTCTTTTGAACCCTGTGGATTTATAGGAATGATTCCACTTATTTCATTCTTTAATGAACTAATAATGGCAGGGCCATTTGCTTTTTTTTCAACTAATTTCGGAATGGACTTTTTAAACCCAGAATTCCGAAGAATCGACTCATATTTATGATGAAAAACAACAAATGCTTTCTTTGTTTCTAGGAAATTCATTTGCGCCCTCACTTGATCAATTAAATATTTGTCTCCACCTACTTTTCCCCAAATCTGTCCAACCACAAATGAACTTTTATTTGTAGTGTTATCAAAAGCCATATCCCAGGAAGTAATAATTTGATCAAATTGTTCCCAATTTGGTAATACATCATAATATTGAAACCAGTTCCTTTTAAAAATATTCCCTATATCACTTGATGGTTTTTGTTGCCATAAAGATAACCATGAGCGTGCAGAGGAAAACTTCTTTTTATCTTCATAATAATTTTGGCCATAGTGTTCAACCCATAAGCCTCTTCCTATTACTCTGTTTAATGGATCATCCTTTGACTCTGCTATAGCGGGAATTGATAACACAGTCCATTTCTCCTGTTCTTTCTCTAACAATCTACCAGCTAAATCGTCCTCATGCCATCGCGTCAAAATTAGAATTACCTTTGCACCTTTTTGTAAACGTGTAGATAAAGTATCTTCCCATTCATCCCATAGCCGATTTCGGTATGTAATTGATTCGGCCTCTTGGCGATTTTTAATAGGGTCATCAATAATTAATAAATCTGCTCCTTCCCCTGTAATCGAACCACCAACTCCTACAGACAACATTCCACCAGAGTGGTTATGTAGTGCCCAATCTGTTACTGAACCTTGTCGTTCATCAATTCTAATGTTAAATATTTCTTTACCAAACTCTTCAATCTTAGCACGATTTCTTCTACCAAACTTTTCAGCTAAACTTGATGCATAAGATACCTCTATAACTCTCTTATTTGGATACTTTCCTAAATACCAACTTGGCAATGTTTCTGTTATAGACTGTGATTTTGAATGCCTAGGTGGCATAAACACCATTAATCTATTAGTCGATAATTTCTCTTCAATTAAATCCTGGCAAATCTTTGTTATTAATTTTGTGTGTTTTGCATGTTTATAGAATCCCTTATGTGTATACTGAACATAGAAAGGGGTAGTTCACTTTTGCCAATTCTTTAAATGTATTTTCATCTATTAACTTATGCACATTCATCCGTGTCATGATTGTAATTCTCCTCCTTGAACTTTTTCAAATAATTTCATAGCTAAATCAAGCATTTCCTCATCACACCCAATTTTCATGGCCATTTTATTATGCTCTACTTTCATTTCTCCTGAATGATTTACGTTTGCTTGCAATTGATCTTTCCTTCCCCATTTAGTTGGGAATTTTCTTTCTAATCTCCATGCTGCTGCTTTCCAATTAGATTTTGCATGCTCCCCGATTGTCTCAACGTCTCTCGCCTCACTAAATGCTAATGCCTGATCAATTTCCATGACTAACTTCACATAAATCTTATCTTTTCTCGGTACTACTTCACCTGTCTTTTCACTCGTTTCAATTGCTCTACGCCCTTGTTTTAACCAAACATAAACTATACTTCTACTAATTCCAACTAACGCACATGCAGTTTCAATATAATTCCCTACTTTAATATATTGGGTCAACCTATTTATCAGCTCATCATTCAATTTCATTGGTCGCGCCACTAGCAGTCCCTCCCGTTTTAACTCATCATTTGTACTTCTTTTTCTAAACACTCAATACATATTGTTGTTATATTGTCGTCAACTACCTCACGAATTAACATTTGTTCACAATACTGAATTGTGATTGGAAATTTCAAAACCCACAAACATTTTTCAAGGCAAATTGAACATATTGGCATTGTATCTATATCCTGTTCTAACATCTAATCGCATCCTTCTGTAGTTTTTCATGTACTACTGGCTATTCTGTAGTACATAAAAAGATGCCGTTATTTTTAACGTATTCCCCGAAAGAATTCTCCTTCCTCAAGCGTGTGAAGGGCGTAGCCCAACGATAGGTGGGAGATGAATTTCGGTTTGGCATAGCCAAAAACTTTTGATAAACTAGCTATATGAAGTTCTTTGATAACTTGATATAGAAGGTTGCAGGAAGAAAATAGAGTGTGAAAACCAAGCCATCCGGTTCCTGCGTAAAATATCAACCGTACCAAAAGAGCATCCATGCGTTGGACATCTAGGGGTGGAACACCCCGAAGTAACGCTCAGGGAGACGAAAGGTTACTTTCGTCGTGGAACTGAGAAGCTCCCACTTCAAGCTTTGCTCAGTGGCGAGTAGTTCACATTTCATTTAAACTTATATTATTACTTTCTATTTATAGGTGGCACTATGGTGACAAGAATGTGTTTATAAATAAGAAAAAGCCTTAACTACTTTCGCAGAAAAGACTTTTTCTTACTTGTTTAGCAATTTTTATTTCAGATCTATATAGAATCGTTTTAATTGTACTTCTTGAAACATTCAAATATTTAGCGATTTTCTCTTGTGTAATTCCCCTTCCTCTTGACATGATATATATTTCTCTTTCATATTTTGTCAAAGTAGAGAGCGCATCTTCTAGTTTTATTCTTTCCCATTCTGAAATGACACTTTCCTTGTTTTCATCATCCCATTCATATGTTGTATCAGTACTACGAAAATACCTTTGCATTAACAAGGAATCATAAGATTTTTCTCGTTGGTAAGCAGCTCTACGTTCTATTCCCCTGCGATTACCCGGCATCTTTGCATTCTTCATCCACTCCAAAGCATATGTGACATCACTAATCATACTTGTTAATATTTTAATCTCTTCTTCTTTTGCACTTGTTTTAGCACGCTCTAACTTACATAACGTTTCCTTATATTGGATAATTAAATCTCGCATATACTATTCCCACCCTTATAACAAAGCAAAATTGTTAAAAATAGAGACCATCTAAATCTACATTTAATTTCCATTTATTTTTTCTCACCAAAAACTAAAATTATTTTAAAAAATCTTCCTTAATACTATTTATCATTGCTACTTTGTACTTATATGATATATGTATATAACGATTCGTTTTTATCTCTTTTTCATCATTTTTTTACATAAAAATAACCACCTGCTTGTTTACACAGGTGGTTATAATCCATATTAAAAACTTATTCATTATTAGTAATCTTTACACTCCTCAACCTCAATCCCTAATGCATATGCATAGTTGTAAAAAGCAGTATTTCTTTTTCTATAATAATCTCCCTCGGATAAATTCAACTCTTTCATAACCTCATATCTATTAACTCGATTCTTTAACAAATATTTTTGAATAATTATTCTATCACTTTCAATATCTAGCTTTTCTAACCCTTTGTTCATCGCAATAATATAATTGATCCGCTCTTCTTTCGCATTTTCTTTTAATATATTTTCATTCGAGAGTATCGTTTCGTTAAGATAATTACACTTCATAAATAATCTGTATTTCTTTATAGCTTTCAGTACATTTTCTTTTGTAGCTTCTTTATTTAATACTGGTAATTCTATATTTAACATGTTAAGCCCCTTTCTTATCATTTATCCTTAACCATAATTTAAATTTCATATATTAATTTGCTACTAAGGCTTACATTCTTTATGTATTATTTCACATATTGTATTGCTAACATTTATTTTCTTATCCTTATGATTTTTGATTAATTTTATTAACTCATCACTATTTAATTCGTACAATTGTTTATCCTTATATTTGTAAATTCCATTTTCAATAAGTTGATTAATTAAAAATAACTTCATCTTGCCACACCACCATATCTTCAACGAAAAATTGAATCTCAATATCTTTTGAATTATAATAACAAATTGCGCCCCCATTAATTGGAACACATCCTACTACAATTTGAGATTCACTTCCACTTTTTACAATAGCCACTTTATACAATTTATTATCTCTTTCAATTACATCACCGAGTCTAAACTCATCTATTTTACGCCCTTTGATAGCGAATAATCTTGCCCGTTCAAATAATAATTTTTCACTTTTTTCAGCTTTCCTAATTTTTAATTTCGTACACTTTTCAAAATGACCATAATTATTAGAGAACTCCTCTCCATTAATCCAGAACCAACTACCATGCTTTATTTCTTTTTCATTTTCTTTACAATATTCAGCGATAAATTTTTCACTATTTTCATTTTCAATATACAATAGTTCTCCTTTTCGAATAGTTTCTCTACAATCTATAAATTCGTTCTCAAAAAAGAAATTAATTTGTTGATAGCTTTCTTTTTTACCTAAATAATCAGCAATCACTCTTTCACCTTCTATTTTCCAACACATCGGTGTCTCTTGTACTGTAGTAATCCAATTTGTTTTCATTCGTTTAATTGCTTCAAATCCTTTATATGTTCTCATTTTCAAGATGCCTCCATTTAATTATTTAAAACATATTAAATAAACTTAAAAACTACTTTCAATGTACATACGTGTAATTTCTGATCAAATGCTCTTTCCATTCCTCATATTCTTTCTTAACTTCCGAATCACTTCACTTACTCGCTAATTAAAAGAACCAATTCATACAGTACAAATTTCTTGAACAATATGTTTTTATCTGAATATACATTTCCTACACCATATATATTCTTTTCTTAAAAAGGTAATTTTCTCTTACGCTTATCTCTTGTTTTTTTAAATTCCATGTGTCGATATGTATTAAACATACGAGATGTAACTCTTTCATCGTACGCTTTTATAATTGCCTCACCTGTTAAATTCGTTGTGATAATTGTTTTTTTCCCTTGTCGTCCATCAAATAGTTTAAATAACACACGATTTACAAATGCTGTTGCTTTTAAATCATTAATATCCATATCCCCTAGCTCTGCTCCTAGATCATCAATGACTAATAAATCCATAGAAATTAGCATATTTGTTATGCTATGCTCTGTTTCACATGATTGCGTATTAAATGTCGAACGTATGTAATCAAAGAGTTCTGAACTTGTAACATACATAACTTTATTCGAACTTTGTTCATTCATTTCATGCGCTATAGAGTATGCAATATGACTTTTTCCAGCTCCAACTTTACCCACGAGAATCAAATTAAATCGAATATCATTTAAATAGTCTGTAAGAGCCTTTTTTGCTAAAATTAAATTGTTTTCATCCTCTTCACACTCTGATATAAATGTCGAAAATCTAGCTAATTTAATAGTTTCATCTTTAATAAGACTATGATCGTAAAATATACTTTTACGTTTTCTTTCCTCTTTTTCATAACGAAAAACATTCATTTCTTTTTCTAACCTTCTATTTTCTTCTTCTAAACGACATACTGGACAAATCGTTTCACCCTGAATCTCCATCAATCTTACCATTCGCTTTCTCTCCTGCTTACATATCAGACATGTATCAGAAAGGAAGTTCATTCTCTTCGAAAGACTTTGTACTATATCTGTTACCTTTGTTAAAGCCATTTGATTTCACCATCTTTCTCTGTTGCAAATATCCCTCAAATTTAGTTCCAAATAAGGTTTCTGGTCTTAAATATTTTGCTTGTTCTGTATAAAGCCATTCTTTCGCCTTCGTCTCAATAACTTCTTTAAATTCATTTATATTAAATCCCTCTTGTAGTCTAGATTTAATTAACATTTGCGTCTTTTTAGTTGAGATACGATAACTTGTATTACATACACTGTTGAGATAATTAATTATCTCTACTATATCTTTTTGAGTGGTATTCTCTGTGTTAATCTTTTGTGTAGTCTCTGGTATTGGTTGAGACATATTATCATTTTCCATCATGACAATATGTTCTTTTCGTTGAGACAATTTGTCACAATCGTTATCTATTTCTAATTCAACTAGTCTGTTATAATTTATTGAATACCATTTTGTTTTATCAAACTTTAATTTGTTATAGTTACCACTTATCAATAAGTTAAACTCTTCAAGATTTTTAACAATACGTTTCAACGTTCTTTCATTCCAAAACGGGAATTGTTTATGCCAATTTGTAATGCTATTATAGACCCAATAACGATCATCATAATAATGTTTCGAGCGCTTGAGCCAATAATGTATTTGTTGAAGAAAAATTGCCTCGTTCAACCCAATCTTACTTGCTAATCGAGGTAATACTAATAGTGGCTCATCCTGTATTAGCAAACTACTCATTTTATCTTCCTCCATAACTTTTTCTTAAAATCAATATATTAAACTTTTAAATTCCCCAACCTATTAATATTTGTATAGCCTGATTAGCTTGCTTCCTTGTAAGATCACTCAGTGATTGAATTTTAAGTTTTTCTTTTAATTTATTTTTTATTTCTTCTTTTGATATTACTCCATCATATTTCAATGCTATTATATGCATTTTGGCATAAATCATTTTTAGCTGTTTATTCGAAAGTTTTTTCGATTCAAAACAACTAGTATTACTAAATTCTTCATTTTCATTAGTACTCTTGCTTACATATCCTGGTTTTTTTGTCACTTTAAAAACCATGTTTAATCCTCCTCCCTACAATAGACTTTCCTATAAGATTTGTTTTTTAAAACGATAGTCTTTCTTTTCTTACACCTCATTCTCTGTTAGCCAATTTAATAAAAATGCCTTCGATTATTTAGCCAAAAAATACCATTTCCCGCCCACTTTAAATTTTTGAAAACGCTGATCAAAAAAAGAATTCTTTTTGAATAGTATTCCACGACATACACGTTCTTTTTTTTAATTCACTTGTATCCCAAAATACAAATTCTGCATCCACTTCTTTAAGCTTTTCTTCTAATTTTTCTAAATATAATCTTCTGATCGCTCTTTCATCTACTTGAATATTTAGCATTCTATATTTCACCTCAATTTTTATATACCAAATACACTTTAGCGTTTCATTTTTTGAATCTCTTTCCTTCTTTTCTAATTTAAAACCTATATATAAAGTAACTTTAATAGTAGGATTGTTAGATATTTTGTTTAAAATAACCCCAAAAACATCCTATAATCCAGATATAAATACGTGCATTTTTGTCACAAATTATTTAAAAAAAGATCTGGGAACAACTCTTCTATAGATTTCTCTAAATAGCACGATAGCATATGTGCCTCTTTCAGAGTGAATTCACTTTTATTATGTTCTTTTGCCCAATATGTACGTGGAGAAACATTAAGAAAATCAGCAACTTCTTCAATAGTTTTTCTCTTTAATTTTCTTTCTAAAAATATCATCTTGTGCATTTTTGTCACCTCTTTTCAAATTCAAATATAGTACTACGTGACAAAACAGTCAAGTATTTTTTTACCAAATAACGAAGAAAGTTGCATTTTTGTCACACCAATTATATAATCAATCAAGACGGAGGTGACAAAAAGTCATGAAATCATTCGGTTTAAAATTATCTCAATTAATGAAGAAAAATAATATGACAGACGAACAATTAGCTGAATTATTATCTGTTAGTAGAACTACTGTTTTACGGTGGAGAAATGGTGAAAGAAGCCCTAAAATGTCAAAAATATCACAAATCGCTAAGATGTTAAATGTCCCTGCAACCTACTTTATTGATGAAAATGAATCCTATTGTCCTGAAGATCACGCAATTACCAAACGGAATATTCCCATCTATGGTACAATCGCAGCTGGTAAACCAATTGAAGCTATAGAAAATGTAATTGGTGATATACAGGTACCTGATATCATTTTAGATAAATATGGATTTGAAAAACTATTAGCACTTCGTATAAACGGAGACAGTATGAATAGAATTGTACATGATGGACATATAGCTGTACTTGAGAGGACAACAAATATAAATAATGGCGACATAGCCGCTGTACTCATCAACGGATATGACGCCACTTTAAAAAGAATTTACAAAACCAATAATAGAATTATACTTGAACCAGATTCTTTTAATCCTAGTATACATCCATTAATGTTTGATTGTACAGATATAGAAAATTGTCCAGAAATAAAAGTAGTTGGAAAATACATTTGGAGTTGTGCACCAATTCAATAATATTCCATCAATGAATTAAGTTATTTTTTATTGAACTACCCCCACTTTCACTTCATTTAGAAGTGGGGGATTCCT